GCAGCAATTGCCTCTGTAACGATCTCTTCAATAGCATTATCCACATCTGGGTAGGTAGAGATGTCTCTGTAACGAGAAATCAACTCACTCTCTGAGCGAGCAGATGCATCTATATCAACATACGTGTCGAAATACCCCCCGGCCGAAACCGTGGAGGTACCGTCTTCAGAAACCGGAGTTATGAAAGATTGACTCTTTAACTCCGGTTGCTTATCTTCACGTCCAATTGTAAAACCAAATAGATTAATTGCCATTATATAAATTTAAAAATTAACGATTAAAAATACCACCAAAGTTTACAATACTACCTAATGGGTTATTAGATACTGTAAAATGCTGGTATTGGAAGGTAACAGTAAAAGAAGATATTTGGTCGTTAGCACCAAAGTCTAATCCTACAGGCGATAGGTCTACAGGAAATGCATTTGCAATATTGTAAGATTTCAATGCATTACCATTTCGATCTAGCTGAAATACTTGCAGATCTCTTTGATACTCTGAGGGCTGGAGGCGGCCAAATTTACCGGCATAATCTTCCATACCACCCATCCATTGCTCTAAGGCTGTACGAATAGACATTTCAGCGTCATTCAATACAGTCATAGTAAAGGGAGCATAGATGCGATCGCCGACGAATTTTACCTCGCGACCTCGATATTGTACAATTGCAGGGTTAACCGTTTGACCAGGTAACTCAGCAACTGAGATCAAGAACGGGGCTCTTGCTACCGCCAGTTGTCCTCCTGCCACATATGTCGGAAACGACATTTGGACAGCAAACTGGTTAGGACGAGCACCGCCGTTAGTTAGTGCAGATTTAAAACGTTCTACGTTAAAAGTTGTCATTTGTTCTCTCCTTTATTAAGCGCCGACTTCTTCGAAAGAAATTCCGGTACGGGTTGCAATAAAGTTGAGCTGAATGAAGTTAATCGCACGAGCTGGCTTGATAAAGATATCTGCAACAAAGTTGTTGCTATCAATTACCTGACCGGTGTTATTAGACTCATCGCAAACTACTTTAAAGTCTGTAATACCACGACGGCCTTGAACGTCACGCAGGAACGGCTCAACAAGGTTTCTAAACTGGGCTCTTGTGAACGGGTCGTTAAACTCGAACAATTGGAACTTGGCAGCTGTAGCGATTGCTTTCTCAAGCACAATAAACAATCTACGAACGTTGATACGATCAAAGGCTGAGGGCTTGGCTAACAACGTCTTGTCACCGAATAGAACAGTACCGTTACCAGGGAATGTAACAACTGGGTTAATACCCTTCTTGTATAATGTATCACGTTCTGTTTTGCTTGGTGAGAAAGCAAGTTTAACAACGTTCTTAACTTGACCGCGGTTGAAGCCGGCAGGTGAGAACCATGGATCGGCAACAAAGTCTGTACGAACTGCAAGACCGGCTGTATCTCCATTCAATGGTACATATCGGTAAACGTCGTTATAACGATCGTATTGATATTTGTACCCTGAATCCAAGACTGCGTATGAACTAGAAGTTAATGAATCGCGGAATGCAACAATATCAGTAGCTTCTGAGCCTGCGTTATTAACTACATCGGCCAGTTCAGGGGAAGCAAAGACTATAACGTCTTTTCTTACTTCTGCAATACTGGAGATAGCATAATTAACTACGGTAGAGGAAGCAGCACCTAATGGGAGTAAAGAAATATCGATTGCCTCATCGTTAGCAAACAAAGCCAAAGCAGTCGTAATGTTACCATCAGAAGGACTATCGGCTGATACACCACCAGATAAGGATACCGTGACGTTAGATGTTAGGTTAGCAAATAAGGATGCATTGGCTGCATTACCCCAGGCAGTACCTGTTGCAGTAACGTTAGCAGTATGATTCAACCAGTAAATATATTCTGATTGTGTATTAACCACATCCTTATAGAATGCAGATGTCCCGTCGGCTCTTTTTCCGTCTGATGCTTTAGAGGCGAAAGCAAATCTTTCAAGTACTGAACCTGCTTCTCCAGAAAATAAACCATCTTCATCGATAACTGCAATGTGAAGTTCATCAAAAGAACCTCCTAGACCACTTACATACGTTGATGTACCAGGGGCAGCATCAAAATTAGTAGCATATGTCCAGGTTGAAAACGCATTAGCGTCAGCTATAGATACTTTTAACGAATTACCCAGGACCCCTGGATACTTAGCAGCCCACTCACCGGTAGCGGATCCGCCACTAGAGAAAGAGGCATCATAATGATCTTCGTTTCTAATTAAAATTGCGGTTGCTGCCGCGTTTGCTTTTGCGTTTTTTGCTGTTGCTTCATCTACTACACGGATCACTTGTAGGTTATTACCGTAAGACAAGAAGTTAGCAGCTGTAAAGAACGATTGGAATGTAGAGCTGTTAGGCTTTCCAAATCTAGTTACAAGTGCATTTTCTGAATCAATTGTGGTAACAACTCGTACAGGTCCCCATGCGAAAGCGCCAGCAAAGCCGCCGGCTGTTGTAGCAACAGAAGGAACGACCGATGTGAGGTCTTTCTCTGTTACCAGAACGCCTGGTGATAGCTGAAATGCCATATTTTTCTCCTTATAATGTTATTCTGTCATAACAAATTTTATACCAGTATATTTATAAATACTGAACTTTGACTATTACCAATGTCGTTCTTTTAAAAAATCAGAATAATCTTTCTGATATTTGTCGTTAAGCCAGACATCACCTCCTACTACCTCAACTTCAAGTTCCGTAGACTGACCATTATCAATAAAACCAAAGGGGGTAAGCTCGTCTTCTATATTTTGCATTTGTGAGCTGTAGAGGGCCTGTCTATTATTTGCATTCATTAGATCTTTAAACATAGGGTCATTTGTAGCCCATGCAAAAAGAACTAACGTCATCGTCAAATCATCGTTATAGCCTTCATCTGCTTGAAACACACCATTGTGTTCAATAAATGTTGAAAATTCTGATATAATGTCTCTATCAAAGACCAGTAGTTTATTCTCTTCTACCAAAGATTTTAAAGTCGCACATCCTATGCGCTTAACTTGTTTCGTTGTTCTTACCCCGAGTATAGAACTTCTACCTGAACTAGATAGAACTTGCCCGTATCTAGCATCAGATCCGACCCAGATCATATTCTCATACTCCAGGTCGTTGTGAATAATATCGGCAACTTGTTGACCGATATCATTTATTTCTACCAGAACATATGCACTGTTGTATTCTTTTGATACTTTGTGAATTACAGTAGGATACAGTAATGGACTTATCTTATTGTTTCTATATTTAGCAACAATTTTATAGGGGTATTCAGTCGTATCGATTACAGTAAAGGCAGAATAGTCTCCACCAATACCTCTTGATGTATCGACTGTAGTAAAGTAAATGTGACCAGGAACTGGGTATTCAAGAATATCTAACCCATCCTTCTCATGCATAAAGGGAATAGGAGACATCCTTGCAATAGTATCAGGTGATATAAGGGTGTTTGAGCTTCCTAAGAAAGTACAAAGAACTTCCTGATTAAACTTCAGTTCTCCAAGTACTGACTTTTGCTCTTCAGCCCACTTTTCATCTCTTCCTGGAATCTTCCAGTATGGTATTTGTAATGCAACAAACCCATTACGACCTTCTTGAGCGTCGTTCCAATACTTCCAGAAATGATTATAACCTAGGGGGGTAGAGGTAAGCAACACCTTTGTTGTTTCCCCGGCCATGATGGTTGGATATGTGGAAGTAAAGAACTCTTCGGCTACGTTATTAGGAATGATAGCGGCCTCATCAATGTATAACCAGTTAACTGATTTACCGCGAATACCAGATGTAGAAGTAGCAGAAGTAAATACTTTGGATCCATTCTCTAATTCTACATCTCCTTTGTTCCAAGTCTTAATGCCTTGCTGCATCCACAGAGGTAAGTTCTCGTACATAATTTGGTAACGAGATAGTACTTCTCTAGCTGCTGTTGACTTGTTAGCAAGAATAGCAACTGTCTTATTAGAATTAAAAATAGTGTAGTGCAAGATACAGGCGGCAGATGTAATGGTTTTACCCTGTTGACGCCCTTCCATCAGAATAACTTTTCTGTTATTCATAATAACTTCTACTTTTTCTCTTTGACAATCATACAGTTTAAACAGTATTAAACCTTTATCTAGAGAAACTATGTAGCAATAGTTTTCTATAAAATAGATCGGATCTTCTTTACATTTTAATATCTCCCGAACTTGTTCGGAAGTATATTGCATCTCAAAACCAATTGGTTTTAAAAGAGAATTGCCGTTGTAAGAACTATTTTCCATTGATTAGTTTCATAAGTTCAGAGGTTGAGCCAGCAAACACTATATTATTTTGCTGCTTTATATTTTCTATTTTTCCACTTGCCTTATCAATATCTTTTTTAGTTTTATGAAGTCCAATTAACTCTTTAGTAATAGCAGTTTGAGCTGATATTAATTGCCCGGCTACTTCAAATGCCCTTGGGTTCTCAGAGTTCTTGGCAATATGAACCAGTTCAGTCATTACGTCTTCGTTTTTATTAATCAAACTACGAAGGGTATTGCGCGCCAATTGAAAATCGTCTTCTTGATCTAATTCAGAAGGATTATACTCAACTGGCATACTGGTTGGAATGGGTAAATCAACAACAGTATCTACATTAAATACATCGTTAATTTTGTTTAATGATTTCATCAGAAGTCCTCAAAACTATCTATAATATCAATTACATCGCCGGGAACGGCTGTACTAGGATCGACGGTTGCGGTATATGAGGATTGTTTATTAGATAGGGCGGAGTCTGAAAATGTAGTAATATTTGTTGTACGAATAAGACCCTGTCTGTTAACAGGACCGTAGAAGTTAAGTTTCATTGTGAAGTTGAGGGTCCAAATAATGGCTCTTCTAGATGAAAAGTCACCCTCATATTCATCTTCATAATTAATACTGTCAAGAATAACAGGAAGATCATTTTTTATACCCATTGCTGGTACAGCATTAAGGGTTAAGTTAAAATCAGGATTAAAATAAGGTATAATTTGTTCAATTATTTGTAGCCCATCATCTTGATTTTTAGCATAAACATATAATATCATATTAATATTATAGGGGGTTGGGGCGTATTGGGCGTTAAGGGAGGTGGTAGAGGTGCTGTTAAGTGCTCTATTTTGCTGAACAAAGCTTACTCTTCTATTAGGGTCGTAAACTATACCTGCCATCTCAAAACCTAATCTAGGTAAAAAAGTTTCAAAACTCTGTTCAAAAGATTGAGGTTGTGCGGCGATACGAGCCAGGAATTTTTGCTTTGGAGCATAAGCAAGGGGTACTCTCAGAGTTTGAACCACCTCCCCGGTTGAATTGTATCTATCTATACTGAGACCGTTAAATAAGTTACCAAAAGCAACGATTGACTTTCTAATCGTTCCCCAATAGAATTTCTGGTTAAGCATTTATTTCTCCAAAAGGATTAGCCTCAGAGAAATCTAGAACTGAAATTTCATTTCTAAAGTCTTCATTATCGGTATTAGGTAATATAGTAGAAAGAACAAAGGATTCTAATATAATAGGAGTTGGGCTGAAGTACTCAAATAACAACTTATCACCATCTTCCATGAGTAAGTTATAATCGTTAAGATTAAAGGACTTACCAACTGCAATAGAATCAATATCGGTAATTCCAGTGTCAAAGGTCTCAGATGAGTAACGATATAATTCACACTCAAGTTTATAAACATAGAGTTTACCAACCTGGAAGAAAGGATCTGTGGCCTCTACCCGTTTAATTTCAAAGTATGCTTTAGTAAGGGGGAAGTAAACTATATCCCCTTCTGCCGGTCTGGTAGTTAAAACGGCATTTCCAGTTCTTGAAACTGTTTCATCCCATCTTCTTCGTGCTACTATAAAGGTGGCTGTATCCTTAAACTCAACACCAAACTTGGTCATTAAGTCCCCGTCACCCTCAAAGCCAGAAACGTTTTGCATATACATTTCTAAAGGATATGCATGTTCAAAACGATTTAACGAATCCTCTCCCAGAATAGCATCTTCATTAACTTCTTTTCTTGGCATGTAGTAGGTATCGAAGCCATATATTTTCATGCACTCAATAATTATATCCTCCACAAGCAATTGCTCGGAAGATCTTCCCCCGGGTACTCCAGATTGAAAATATGGGTTAGTTGCCATTATTCGGTATATCCACGTGGATTAGTTGTTGCCTTGATGGTATAATCCATTGGTGGGCTGATGAGATAAGCTATAAACATTCTTAACCTGCAAAGAAATCTACAGGAAGCTGATATGTATTCTGAGCTTCTTCCTTCAACTCCTTTATCTCATCCATCGCCTCATCAAAGATCTTTTGACCATTCAACGTTACCCCACCAGGTAATTGAACACCTTCGAACTTCTTAAGATTAACACCCCATTGACGTTTAATTAAAGCAGTTGCGTATCTCTTTAAGAATCCATCGTTATACACATCGGTGTATTCATTGGGATCTAGCATTCTGAAGGCTTCAATAATAATGTAATCACCGATAGCTAGATCACCCCCTTCACCCCAGGTTAGATCAATGTGCAGTCTATTCATATGGCGATTAAACCTGACCGGTTTTTGTCCTGTCATTAAATCATTTATCATATTAATATGCATCTTCAACATCGTGAAGTATTGAATATCTGTATTGGTAAGTGATTGAATATTGTTCAAAAGTAATTGATACTTTGCATCAAAAAAGCTTATGCTGTTAGATCTACTTGATAAAGGTAATGTTCTTACAACACTTAATACTGAGTCATTAAGGGTAATGTATTTGTTATCAAAGTTTCCAAGTTCTATACTTGAAAAAGTCGCCGTGGTACCAGAACTTGCCCCTGTTATGGTTTCAGCCACAACAAAGGTTCCGGTAGTGGTCTTGGTAAAAATTTCATTGGAATCTTTTATGGCATGAACAAAGGTGGTTGCACCTGAGGTTGCTCCTGTAATCTTCTCACCAATCGAAAAAGAGGCAGCATTTGAACCTGTGATGGTCAAGGTAGAGGCAGTAATTTGTTCTTTAAGGTACACCGACTCAACTGCATCATAATGAAAGTCTCTGTAGTACTGAAATGCTTCATCAATTCGATCTTCTATCTGATCATCATCCACGTTGATTTCCAAAACTGGAGAGCCCAAGGATCTTAAGCAATAATCAATTAACCCTTGTCTAGTTGTTGGTAAAGCCATTTTTTATCCTTATTTTTATTATATTTATCTTGTGACTTCAGGGAACACCGTCACAATACCCTCAAATGCTCTCTCAATGGTATTAGCCGATGTAAGGGTAAGTTCAAGATCATAGACATAACGTCCATACTTCAAGTTTGCAGTTACTGCGTTAGATAGAGTAACTATTACGTTTCCATTGGTGGGGTCGGCTATGTTAATTGTAAATGCAACGTTTGAGGTAGATGCATAAGATCTACGAAGTTGTGCCTTACCGGTGTAACCAGTTAAATTTCTTACTGTATTACTAGAATCTTTTAAGGTAAAGGTGTTGCTAAAGTCTGTACCCTGATCAATAGCTAAGTTGTAAATGGATGCCATGTTTTCCCCAAATATTATGGTATATTTATAGGGAAAGGGCCCTGAGGCCCTTGCTAGCTTTTACCCCAACCTATCTTATTCCAAACCCTCTCATGCAGATAATACAGAATAGTATTTGCTGTAACCTGTACAACTGCAATCGATCCTGCTATTAGAAAGCTTCCTAGAATAAAATATGAGATGAGAAATGTACTAAAACTACCAGTGATTCTCCAGCTGATAGTTTTAGCAATACTTCTTATGTTTGACTCAATCACTTAAGTCCGAGTTCTTTACGTATCTTAGTAGCAGATATTGAATGGGTAGCATCATCAAATACTTCTTGTTCGATCTTATACCCTACATCTCTGCCGTAGGTAATATTAACAATGTTAGGTACTACCTGAATTTCGTATTGACCTTGGAACATAGGATCTAAATCTCTACGGATATAGTTCTTAACCTGTTCGATAGCAAAAGGGTTAGAGCCCTGCCATCCCTGACAATCTCTGATCTGAATAACTACTTGACCGGTCTTAGCAATTGCCCGCTCGAAGAGTGCACGATGCCCAGGATGCCATGGCTGCCACCTTCCAAGCATTTGAACAGTTTCTTTCTGCCAATCAAAATTAGGTCTACGACGGTCATCTAGAATATGTGCGGCAATAAACTCACCCCA